ATAATATGAACCATATAAAACGAAAAGACAATACAAGTGGAGTAACTGGTGTTTGTTTTGATAAGAGAATAAATAAATGGTATTCGCAAATTAAAGTAAAAGGGCAAAAGAGAATAACTCTTGGATATTTTAATGATTTTGATGATGCTGTTAAAGCTCGTAAAAATGCAGAAGAAAAGTATTTTTGAGAATATTCTTATGATAATAGTATAAAAACAGGAGGTAATTTAAAATATGGCATTTCGCAAAGCTCAAAGTGCTAAGATAGGCGGTAAGTTTTTAAGTTATGGTGATTCTGGTAGTGGTAAGTCAACTTTTCAATTAACTTTTCCAAAGGTTGCTTGTATTGACTCCGAGACAGGTGTTGCCCATTATGAGGGAAAAGATATTACCATAAATAACGGAAATACATATAAAAATTTAATTTTAGTCGATAATACATCAGATCTTGATGAATTAGAAACTGATTTGGATGCATTTATTAGTGGTGAATATGATGGTCAAATTGAAACATTGTCAATAGACTCAGAAAGTAAATTTTATGCCACCATGCAAATAGGAGCAACGGAAGTAGAGGAAAGGCGTGCCAGAAAGAAGGGCGGAGATGTTGATGATGCCGGTATTAGCGTAAAGCAGTGGGGACGTATTAAGATTATTAACATGAAACTACAGCAAGCAAAGATTGATCTTTCTTCAAAAGGTACACATATTGTATCTGTTGCACAGGAAGTAGAAATCAAGGACGATGAAGGCAAAAAGACTATCGGTTACAAGCCTGATATGCACAAGTCTGTAAAGTTTGATTATGATACAATTCTTCGGCACTACACAAAGAAAGATAAAGATGGAAATGTATCGTTCTGGGCAGAGGTTATCAAGGATAGGACTGGTGTAACAAAGGTAGGAGAACAGATTGAAAATCCTTGCTTTGATATTTGGAGAAGCTACTACGAGGCAATGAATGGTCTTGAAACAAATAAAACATCATATAAAAATGATTTGAAAACTTCAACTGAATCAATGGTAGATAAGGCTGATAAGGCAGAAGCACTTGCTAATGAGTGGAAAGACATGATGAAACAGCTTAAAGAAGATAAGAATATGGATGCAATCAGTAAGATTAATGCTTTAATCAAAGAGAAAAAGATTGATGTTAAGAAGATTGAATTGCAGACCGTTGAGGATCTGACAGAATTGATTGATTTCACAAAGTTGCAGTTAGCATAATGCTTATAAAATATATTTGCTCTGGTGTATGTTTTATGCCAGGGCAAATAGATTAGAGGTGATAATTTGGCTCGTGCAAAGAAAGAACCTAAAAACAAAGATTGGGTTGAATTATGCGAATATGTAAAGAAAGAAATTTTGCAATATGATGACAATATGAAGATGCCTACATATCTTGTTTTGAAACTTCAAGGATTAAAAAAAGGTCAGCATATTGCAAATAATAATATAGAGACTAATGCTTGCTATGATGATTATACATTGTTGTGTGCATTTAAGATATGTAAAAGAAAAATCGTAGATTATATTTTAAAAAATGGAACTAAAATAAAAGACGAAAATCATAAAATCAATTTAATCGTTAAGATGGTTGAACCAGAAATAAATGATGTGTATATCAGATTACAACAGGCAAAAAAGAAAGAAGAAAAGTTACAGAATGATTCATTTGAAAATCAGTTTAACAAAGGTGCGGATTATTCAAAGAAAACAAAAGATGTAAATGATAGATTAAAAAACTTGTTTTAGGAGGAAATAATTGGCTCAAAGTAAAAATGAAAAGAAACCAACGCCTTTTCAGGAAGAACTTATCAAAGCAGCAAAAACAGTAAAAGAATATAAACTTGCCTGTGAAGCCAATATTGTTTCCATCTTCTATAAGAAGCCTGACTTGATGTATGATTATCAGCTCAAACTTGAAGATTTTACAGAAAATACATGGCGAGTTTATTGGCAGATTGCATTTGATATAGTGATTAAAGAAAGAAAATCTACACTTGATGAAATTACTGTTGGATTATATTTAGAAAAACACAGCAAACTAAAACAGAAATATGATGAGTATGGTGGATTTGAAACTATTGAAAAGGCAACAGAATATGTCAAGATTGAAAACTTAAATGGATATATAGCAGAACTAAATAAGTGGAATACTGTATTGTTATTGCTCAAAAATAAATTTCCCGTATATGACAGATTAAGCGAATTTGCGGATATGTCATTAGATGATATTTATGCAGAGTACGAAGCGATTCTGAATCATATTTTTATCAATGCGGATGAGGAAACAAAATCTTATTCAATAGATGATGGCATAGATGAACTTATTGATGAGTTAAATCGTGGTATGGCTGTTGGCCTTCCATATAATGATATGCCACTTCTAAATAAGGAAACTGGTGGACAATTAACTGGGAATGTTACTCTGATTGGTGGCTTGTCTAATATGGGTAAGACAACACTGGCAAGGTCTTTATGCATCCCTACAACAATTAAGAATGGCGACAAACTGGTAATTATTTTGAATGAAGAAGGTACTAAGAAATGGCAGAGAGAGTTATTAGTTTGGGTAGCCAACAATATTTATAAGTTTGATTTGCAAAAGTTTGTTGTCAGAGATGGTAAGTACAGTGATGAAGTAATGGAAATGCTTAGAAAATGCGCTGATTGGATTAAGACAAAAGCGAGTGATAATACAATTACACTGATTCCGTTTAATAAATATCGTACTGATAAGGCAATAAAAGTAATAAAAAAATATGCAAGTCTTGGAGTTAAGTATTTTATCCTTGATACGTTTAAGGCAGACTCAGGAAGCAGAAATGATAAAATGTGGCTTGAGATGCAACAGGCAATGGTTGATATTTACGATACTGTAAAAACCGATGGTGGTAAAGACGTACATATTGTAATTACATTTCAGTTAGCAAAATCATCAGCAAGACAGAGATTTTATAGTCAGGATAATATTGGACAGGCGAAAAATATTATTGATGTTGCAAGCACTTGTATTATGATTCGTGATATTTTTGATGATGAATACACAGGTGAAAAAAATGCTTTGAAAGTATATCGGTTAGAAGGCAAGAATGGCAAATCAAAAATTCCTGTTAATTTGGATCATGAAAAGCATTACCAGCTATTATTCATTGTAAAAAATAGAGAAGGTGTTGCGAATAGTGTACAAATTGTAGTGGAACATGATATGAGTAGAAATTTGTTAAAAGAAGTTGGTTTTACTTCTGTACCAGTAGATTTTTAGAAGAAAGGCGGTGAGCTTACATTAATGCAGATGACCTAAAAGAGTACATAATAGAAAATGATTGTGTGTTTACAATTCTTGAGTCTTTGGGGTGTCATGATATTAAAGAGTATCAAGGTGAATGGCGAGCCGCCTTGCCAGAAGGAACAAATAAAACTGCTGTATGTGTAAAGAAAAATAATTTATCATCTGCTATCCGATGTGCGGAAGGAAATAATGTTGGTGATATTTTCACAGTGGTCATGGATATAAAAAATTTATCGTTTGGTAAGGCAAATAAATATATCCATAAATTATTGGGTTTAAATTACACATACAAAAGCAGTAATAAAGAAGAAAATAAGAATGATCCGTTGCAAATCTTCAAAAAGGTAAAGCGAAAACGGCATACACTTGATAAAGACATTCCGATTTATGATGATTCCTGCATGAAAGAATATGTTGATCTACCTTATATTGGTTGGATAAGAGAAGGTGTAATGCCGTTTGCTTGTAAGAGATTTAATATCGGATATTCATATGATAGAAAAAGGATTGTCATACCTGAACGTAAATGGGATGGTGATGATAACGAATACATAGGAGTTAGCGGAAGAACTACCATAGAAAATTATGAAATGTTAGACATTCCAAAATTCTTTAAATTATCAAACACATATCCTCGTAGCGAAAATATTTATGGATTGAATGAGAATTATAAAACAATTCAAGAAGCCGGATATGTAGTCTGTTTGGAAGCACAAAAATCTGTCTTAAAAAGATATTCAAGAAAAGATGGGACTGCAACTGCAATAGGAAAGTGTGAATTTTCCCCAGAACAAGTAAAGATTTTGATTAGTTTGAATGTTGAAATTATCATAGCTCTTGATGAGGGTATAGATATTAACTTAATTAGAAAAGAGTGTGATAAATTTTATCCTATCAGAAAAGTGTCTTATATGTATGATAGATGGGGATTGATTAAAGAAGGCAGTAAGGATAGTCCGGCAGATATGCCAAATAAGATATATGAATTTATGCTGAAACATAGAACAATATATGATGAAAAGGAAAGGAGATTGTTGAGGGATTGGCAAGAAAAACAAAGGAAGAGTTAAAAGAAATTTGCAAGCAGTTAAATGTAGATACTCTTGATAGCTGGAGCAAATATCATTGTTACAAACAAGACCATTGGGAAGCATTTTTAAAATATGTATTACATGAAAAAGAAGATAGAACGAATGGTATCTATGCAGTGTCAGGTGGATATTGCCACGATATTATAGAAAGATTTTATAAAGATGAAATTAAATATGAAGATATGATTGGCTCATACGAAGATTCACTTTTGACAATGAATATTGCAGAACTTAAATATGATAGAAACGATTCTGAAAAGAATGAAAAAATTGCAAATAAATATGAAAATTGTATTCGTCATTTCTTTAGGAATCATAACGTGATAAAGCAGCCACATAGGATTGAACATTTTATAACCATTAGAATTAGCGAAGATATTGTCTTACAGGGATATATTGATTTTTTGTTTACAGAGAAATATCAAGATGATGATGGAAATGAAAGAACAAGAATTAGGATTGTTGATTGGAAGACAAGCACAAAATATACAGGTAAAAAGATTGATGAAGAATGTGGACAGTTGGTAATTTATGCTGAAGGTATTCGACAGGCATTAGGTATTCCATTAGAAGATATAATTTGTGAATGGAATTTCCTTAAATATGTAACAGTTACTTATGAACAGAAAAATGGCACTCTTAAAGATCGACATATTGAAAGAAATAGTATTGATGATATTGACACATATGTAGATACTATGATTCTGGATAATACAATTGATTGTTTGCCAAAAGAAGTAAGAGAGAAATTTACAATCAGAGATTGTTATGTGGAAGTTCCTCTAACTGAAGAAAAGATTGAAGCGTTAAAAGAAGATATTTTTGATGTGATTCATGATTTTAGAAGAAGAGAAGCAGAATATAAAGTTACAAAAGATGAAATGTTATTTTGGCAGGATATAACGGATGCTGATGCTTATAGACTGGCAACCTTATCAGGATATTCCAGAAAATTACATAAACCATACGATGCATATTTAAAAGAGCAGGAAATGTTTCAAAATAATACAGACGATGAAGAAAATGATAATAGTGATAATTCTTCAGGTGACGATGACTTGCTTTCGTTTTTGGATAGTCTATAAAAGAGGTGAAGATCATAAATAGATACGAAAATTTTCATAAACATTGCCATGAAAGTAATGTTATGACTTTGGACTGCGTAGTTAAAAACACAGACTATATAGAGAGAAGTTTGGATCTGGGTTGTAAAAATTATTTTACAACTCAGCATGGATGGGCTGGCAAGTTCTTAGAAGCCTATGATTTATGCAAAAAAAATAATCTGAAAATGATTTATGGTGCTGAATTGTATATGGTAAAAGACAGAAAAGAAAAGGATAATTCCAATTACCATATCGTTATCATAGCAAAAAATCAAGATGGTTTTTATGAACTTAATGAAATTATGTCGGAGAGTAGTAAAACTGGATTCTACTATAAACCAAGGATTGATATAGAACTTATTAAAAGATTGAATCCAAATAATTTTTTTATAACATCTGCTTGTGTAGGAGGAATACTTAGACCAAGTGATGATATGAAAATCTTATTTGAAACTATATATGGACATTTTGGTAAAAATTTTTATTTGGAGGTTCAGAACCATCCATTTGATATACAGATTAATCATAACAGAAATATGCTGATGTTGAAACAACACTATAATATGCA